ACATGTATACTGAGGCTTTCAAAACGTATAGTACTTAATATTCTTATAGTCTCAAAATTCATTGCTAGATCTTTAGTTAGCGGATCTCCGGTGAAAGTATCTGATATTTGTTGTGTGTAGCTATCAACATTATGTCTTTGTTTATCAGTCAAGGTTGCATCTACCGCAGATTCATTTACATGAAAGTAAATTTTGTTGGTATCTGTAACAAATGTACTAGCTTTGATCAATTGATTTATCACGCTAGGTTGTATATCAAATTTGAAACTGAAGTCAATATTCTTGATTTTGTTTATATCAACAGATGGTAGATCAATTATACCATCCTCTAGTAAATGATATTTAAAACCAACATTGGCTGATTTGTACTCTAAATTATTGTTATTGAACTTTAATTGCAAATCATCAGTATCAACACACCCTAGTACTTTTACAAGCTTATTAATATCAGGTACATTTAAGAACAATGTATCATCAACTTCATTTTGTTGTGGTAATGAACAACTGACAATCAATGTACCGTCACTACTCGAACTAACTGCATTCAATTCCTTTTCACGTACCTTGATCACAGTATTTTCCGTCAACTTACCTATTGGTGACAGAAAGTTGTTTATGAAAGTGGATCTATTGTTTATTTTTAGTATTGTCATTAAGCTTTATTGTAATACTTTTTGTTTGTTTTGCAAGCTCCGTTGTAACAATATCTAAAATCATCTCCACATCTTTGAAGGTACCGGTCATCTTACTCGTCGTTATGGTATATGAAACACCACGTTTAAACTTGATGATATTCTTGTATGTTTGTACAATTTTTTCTAGTGCTGTTACGCGTTTCTCTAGATCCAATGAAGGCGGGGACTGTGCGTTTGTTATAGGTTGATGTTGCACTGGTTGTTGCACTGGTTGTTGTGGAATCGTGGGTATTTGCTGCGGTTGTTGTGATTGTGATTGTGGTTTGATCTTTACATTGTCATTACCCACAAAATTCATAAGAGCGGCTTTAGGATCAATCTTTTTAGCCATTATATTTTGGCTCTCACCACCTAAATTTTGCTTATCAATTTCACTTAATGAGCCCGCGACTTGACCAAACAAACTCGCTACTGCCATAACATCATCTTTACCCAGAGGTGCAGATGATTCGTGGTTGCGTGTGTTGTACGGATTAGGTGCCTCTTGTTGATTAGACATCATCTAAACCAGCTAACAATTCCTTCACCTTATCATCTTCTAACGGATCATCATCACCGCCTTTGTCAGTAAAGTCCATCGGCACTTCTTCATCAAGATCTTTGTCACTTGTCGTTGCTACTGATGCAACTTTAGGTGCAGCTTCGACAACCGGTTCTGATGAGCTTGGATCAATACAATGAAAATGTTCGTCGAGCATCTGTTTCAACTCTTCGTATGTCTTAGACCGGAAGGTATCATCAAGTACATGACAACCGTCGTAGATCTCTTTCGCGCGGGCATCTGTCATTCCAGGCACTTCAGCTGGCATCAAAAACTTACTCGAAACATATGTAGGATAATCTCCTTGCTTCTCACACCTTACTCGAAAAGTACATCCATTTTCACCGAGATCAAAAATACGCTCTCCGAATTGATCAGAATCTTCACCGGTAATCCCCTCCATGATGATCTTGTGTAACTGCTTACCAAAGCGTAAGATTTTTACTGTATCATTGTTTTCTGGATCATCCGGATCGTTAACAACATATGCGTTGACCAACCAATTCTCTCTACGGAAAATACTGTCTGATTTAGCCTTTTCTTCCGGTGAACCTGTACGGAAGACTTTTTGCCTGTATTCCGCAATAGGATCTCTGTCACCCCAAGTCATTGGACTTAGTGCTGTGACATATTGACCGGTTGAAAAACTTGTCCAGCCATGACTGAAATAATGATAAAATGTCTTACTGGGATCTTCTACATTGGGTAGTAATCTCACCTCGTATGAATTACCTGGCTTGGTGCGCAGGATGTCTGCAGTTTTGTTGCTACTGCCTTCTTTTGTTAATGCATCTTTGATGCTAGCGAACATGGATTTTGTGAATGTACTCATTATTTTAATATTTTAACTGTTTATTTTGTGTTTGTCAACTTTTTTTTGTTTAGTATTTGTTTAAATTCTTGTGGTGTGTATTGTTTGTTATGCTTTTTTTGTAGAAATAGTTTATATGTAGTGTAGCTTTTCATGAGAGTGTAATATTTTAAATCGTATTGTACCTTTTCATTGTATATAACGTATGGTGCTTTGAACCACTCACTTATATCTATATTATCGTATCTGTTGAATAGCTTTGCAAGCTTTTTTACATGTAAATACTCGATTTTATCTTCAAAACCATCCCATTTTTTACGCAATTTGAACGGTTTGTTGCATTGAGAACGGGTTGTGGCTAACCATGAGTTATACACATGCTGTTCAAGTGGAGTCATTTAACATTCAGTATTGGATTCTGTTGTAGAAAATTTCTGATGTATTTAGATCTGTGCAATGTGGGGTCATGATCCAAAAAGCATTTCAATACATCATAATCGGTCTCAACGTCACATAACATCTTGAATATGTCTCTCAACTCAGGTTCTCTTAACATAAATAGAAATATATTTGGTAAATTTAATTTTTTATTTTTGATAATACATACATATGAACAGAAACTCAAGAACAGGTGTGTGTATTCGTTTTCATATGCGACTTCAACCGGGTCAGTCTGAGAAAGTGTTTCTTTTATGTATGAAGCCATTATTATATTGGTTGTAAAATTTTAGTGACTGTCATAATACTGTCTGTTATTTGACCGCCAGAGGAATGTACGTGACCTCCACCTTCGGCTAGGTTTTGCGCCAATTTACCTAGATCTAAATCTGGTATTCTTTGTTTGTCTTTACGAAAACTAACACGCTTGGTTCTTAAATTCATTACCATACAGATCTCACAATCATATTTGTTTATCACATGATGTGCAACTTCATTCAGACTCTTGTCTGCCATAGTCGCATATATCTTATACAATCTACCGTTTATAGGTATCTCACCTTTATATATTTCAAGTTCTGATATTATCCGCGCGACTTGTTTGTTATTCAGATGGATCATGTTTAGATGTGACTTGTTGAATCCATTGAACCCGGATCCGAAATCGCGATGGAACTGTTCAGCACGATCACCAACATAATTCCACACTATCACATTTAAATTGTATGAATCCTTCAATTTAAGTTCATAACTATCATAGTCATCAACTAACAACACTAATGTTTTTTGTGCTTCAGTTAGTTGTTTGTCTGGATATTTCTTCTTGAACAGATGATACAACAATTTACAACAGCTTGTATAATCTTTTAATATTGTGTTAGCGTTTTTATACATGTGTTGATTAGCTACATGCGTGTCGTGGTGATCTATTATTGTGAAATTGTGGTGATCTACTAGATCCATGTTGGACTGTGACACGTCTAGATCGAAAATATAAATTTTATCAAAACTTTCAGGACGGTTTTTGGCACACCATTTCGTAAATGTTTTACGGAAATTTGACTGTGAGCATATCTGATGATCTACGTTTAAATTCGTAAACCACCGGAACACGGCCATCGTACCCAAACCATCTAGATCACAATCAGTAAATACAGCTATTTTTTTCACCACTTTTACATATTTATGTAGTAAAAAACCACAATCAACTGTTGTTTAAAATGTCTAAAGTGTTGATAGTGTCAGTCATATCTATATTTTGTACCTGCTCACTAGCTTCTTTTAAGGTCAACGTGTCATAATCAATTTCCATTATAACACTACCGTAATTCTCGCCAAATCGATTCTTCATAACACCAAGCTTCAGTACACCTGCGTCTATATCTTCTTCCTCTCTCCAAATACTAAAAATGGCATCTGCGGTTGCTGCAAGACCATAACTCTCACCAACCGTGTCAAGGCCGGGATTTACCTCACTGTACCCAGATCGGTTCAATTGTGTGGCAGTAATGACTGGACAAGAGAATACATAACTCAACGCTCGCAACTCTTCTGTGGCATACTTAATTCTCTCGTAACTGTTTGTACCTACATCACTCTTGAGCAAATTCACGTAATCCACTACAATTGCATCTATTTTAACACCACGGTCTGTTAATTTTTTAATATAACCTTTAAGGTGTCTGCATGTCACGGTACTTGGTGGAAACTCTTTTACAATAACTTTGGATTTTGAATGTGTTTGTCTGTATTGCTTTACGGCACTCTCAATATCATCAGTTCTGTTATGTAAATCTCTTATCGGTATACGTGTCAAATTGGTTGTGATTCTCTTAGCATATACTAATTCACTCATCTCAAGACTTATCAACAATACAGTCTTACCTTGATCAGCAATGTTCTTGGCTATGTTACCTAAAAATATACTTTTACCTATGTTTGTTTCTCCTGCAAAGACATATATGGATCTTCCCTGCTCTAAAAAACCACCATCCATCTTTCTGTCCAACCATGGCCAACCACATGATATAGTATCATCCACTGTCTTTAAGTCGTTTATGTGCCGGTCGATTTCATCAAGGTAATCAAGACCGAGATCAGCTGCTAATGTTATATTGCAAGCCTTTTCAAACTTTGTTAATATCTCACTCGTGTTTATATCACCACCAGTTTGATCCGCTACCTCTAACAGCGTGTTGTATACAGACTTTTCTTTCAAAAACTTTTCTGTATTTTCATATAATTCACTCTTGTTAAAATTCTTATCCACGTTGTCAAACATACTCACAACAGTCCTGAAACTTGATTTTAGTTCGTCTGTTGTCAGGTAGCTCTTGATCTCTGTCAACGTTGGTGCAACGCTTCTCTTCTTGTAAAATTCAGTTATCAACTCTACAACATTAGCTATATTTTTGTTATCGAATAGCTTCTTATCTAGATGGTCTATTATACTTGCGAGATATGGTTCATCTAATAACATGTTGTACGCGATGATAGTTTCATAAAACTCAGTATCTATTTGATTGGTTGACATCAGTTACTATAGTTTGATATGAATCTCTTTTGTGATTCTTGAAAAGCAGTATCGTTTATATCTCTTAACCCAGGACTACTATGTGTTGTGTTGATTGGATATGTACCCATTTTTAATTTCAGCTTGTTAGCATCCAAACAACTTGACAAGTCGTAGTGATGGTACATATAATCCTCATTGAATTTCCATCCTACTTCTAGCGCGCGCGACAAATTTACCGCTAAAAACAATCCATCTAGCACCAAACAACGTTTAGGCCATGGACCAAAGCTCGTGACAGCTAACTGTGTACTGTTATCTATTGGATGTGACACAGCACCACTCCAGTTTTCACGAGTCGACATCTGATGCCATAATGCCGGTTCTCCGATCTTCAAAGCGCTTGTTCCGGCAAGACCTACGATATCGTACTTCAATGTTTCCATCGCTACATACAGCTTACCTCTCAACTTCATGTCATCAATGAACACATCATCATGAACAAATAACACTATGTCATGCTTGATCAAATTCTCTGGCACTAACTGCCTGTTATATGCCTTAGCGAGACCAATCTTATTGTTAGCATTTATGACTAATGATATATCATCTTTAACTGCGTCTAACGATTGTACAAGTTGTGACTTTTTACCGTCATCTTTTGAACATGTTACAACTAAAATCTTTTTGGTTTTATTCATAGAAAAAATTGACTATTTGTTTCGAACTCTCCGCACTCAGTCAAGCCTTCGCTTGTCACACAATATACAACACCTTGTTTGAGTTCTTGTTCACATATACCCTCAACCGGCACGCTACTGAAATCACCAGTATCGACATTACCGAACAGCGTGCTACCATTCCTCACAATAAACGTATCACCGGTCAATTTACTATACACCCAGCAACCGAAAATACCTCTCAACTGTGAACATGTTTTTTCGATTGTCAAAACATCCTCAGTCTTTCCGGTTTCTTGTTCATGACTCATTATGATCTTTTCATCAAACTCTACATTTATTGATAACATCGCTGGAATAATCTCACTATCAACACACGTATCATCCCACCAATCTGGCATATATTCGTCGCTCAACTCACGATGATTTTCTAATACACCGTTATGAGCCACAGTATAATGTACACTCTCAAATGGATGTGTAGTGGTTGGACTGAATGACCTGTTAGCACTCGTGGGTGCTTGTGTATGACCTAAGAATTGTACATAGTCCTTATGAAAAGAGTAGTGCTCTGACAAATCAACAACACCAGCTTTTTTACGCTTGTATGTATCCTTAGCAAGTCCCGGTGGAGCCTCTTTTAGAGTTGTGACATACATGGTTCCCACAGCAAAATTACCACGTTGTTTGTTCTCGTCGTATAGTTTTGTAAATCTTCTAAAGTTATAGCTACCGAATATTCCGCACATAAACTACTATTATATGATGTAACCGCAAAATGTCAACAAATTGGTTTCGCATTGTATTTACTCCACGGTATATCACGTCTATACTCAATTGGATCAATATAACCGGCTTCTAGGAATCCTTGGATTCTTGAGCTACACGCCGGACATTCACCACAACCAGCAGTTACACCGTCACCTCCATCATAACATGTCCAAGTTTTGGTAAAATCCACACCTAATCGAACACCCTCTTGTATTATTTGCTTTTTGGATAATTTGATCAACGGTGCTTCGATGTTAACTCTGTCGCGCCTGTTCAGTGCATTGACATTATTAATAGCTTCTATAAACTCTATTGAACCGTCCCAATATCCTGCCTGGCTGTCAACAAGAGCAGAACCGTGAAACACGATATTAGCGCCTAACGACTCAGCGTATGCAGAGCAAATTGACAACATCATCATGTTTCTGTTAGGTACATAATTTACTGTTTGTGGGTCACCAAGAACGTCACGTGTCTTTGCCACATCTATATCATCATTCGTTAATGAGCTTGTGTTTACGATTTCTCGAAAGAAGGTGAGATCTATAATTTTATGTGTTTCAACTAGACTTGATTCACAACTGCTTATAGCACGTTCCATCTCGTTTTTATAATGTCGTTGTCCATAGTTGAATGTCACTGCATGCACTAGTAACCCTTTCTCAATTGCCATGTGCATTATGACTGTTGAATCTAATCCACCACTTACTGGTACTACACATTTAATCATATTACTATTATAACTGTTTTTTTGCTTTAGTTCAACATAAATATATACATGCACAGAAAATTCGGACAACATGATAGTGACTTGATATGGGAAAGTTTCATGAAACAAACCAATCATAAGCAGAACGACCAGTTTAATAAATTACTTGAAAAAGATCTCGAGTATATCGAGCAGTTTCTTGTGAGTGAGGGATTGATGGATGGTGTTAAAGGTGCTTTTGGTAAGGTAAAAGACTTTGCAACTCAGAAACTACTCAAACCGGTCATCGACATGATTGTCGGTGCACTAGCCAAAGATCCGCAGGTGGCTCAAAAAGTAGCAAGTGCAGCTGAACAAGGACCGGATGCAGTAGCACAACTAGCAGCAGCAGAAGGTGACCCATCTGCAGCTCAACAAGTACAAGCTCAACCGGAGGGAGCGCAAGCTGAATCATATTCATATCAATTCAACATGAACGAGTTGATATGCAATGCGTTGGTA